GTAAATATTCCAGATGCATTTATGGAAATTATCGAAAAGTGTATGTATGATAAAAATTATGATGATTCGTGGGATTTGATAGACCCTATAACAAAGAAAGTTGTTGAAACTGTATCAGCTAAAGAGTTGTGGACTGAAATTCTTGAGCTTCGTGCAGGTGCAGGTAGAGGTGAACCTTTCATTATGTTTATTGATAATGTAAATAACAATCTACCAGAAGCATATGTAAAACATGGAATGAAGGTTCGTCAGTCTAATATCTGTACTGAAATTTTAAATTATACAGATGATGATAATACATTTGTATGTTGTTTAGCTTCTCATAATCTTGAATATTACGATGAATATAAAGACAATCATCAATATTTTAGAGATGTTACTGAGATGTTAGATAATGTACTTCAATACTTTATTGATTATGCTCCTGAAGAAATTCACAGGGCTATTAATGCGGCTGTGAATGAACGTAATATTGGTGTAGGTGTGATGGGGTTCCATTCCTACTTACAGTCTAAGCATATTCCATTTGAATGTGCAATGGCAAAATCAATAAACAATAATATTTTTAAAAATATTCGTTCACATCTTGATTTAGTAAATCTTGAATTGGGGTCTGAAAGAGGTTCTCCTAAACTTCTTGAGGGAACGGGTAAAAGATTTGTTCATATGATGGCTCTAGCTCCTACGGCATCTAATAGTTTGATATGCGGTAATACTTCACCTTCAATTGAACCTTGGCGAGCCAATGCTTTTAGACAAGATACATTATCAGGTTCTTATACTCAAAAGAATAAGTTCTTAGATAAGTTCTTTAAAGAGTGGCAAGAATTTCATGGTTTAAAAGAAGAATGGGTTGCGGAACAATGGCAAGAAGTTGTTAATGCTGCTGGTTCTGTTACAACTCTTAAATGGATGTTGCAAGATGATAAGGATGTTTTTAAGACTGCGGCTGAAATTGACAACATGTGGATTATTGAACATGCTGCGGACAGACAGAAGTGTATAGATCAAACTCAAAGCCTTAATATCTTTATTCAACCTACTATTACAATTGCACGACTTCATGCAATTCATTATGCGGCATGGAAGAAAGGTGTTAAAACTATGTACTATTGTCGTTCAGAAAAATTGCACAATACTTCGGTATCAAGTAAAGTATTGCGTGAGAAATTGGAAGATGATATTAATTTAATGAAAACTGTCGCAATGGATGAAGATTGCATTGCGTGTCAGGGGTAGAATATGACTAAGAAAAAATTGAAATTGACTGATGAACGTCATGAGTTTAAACCGTATTCATATCCTTGGGCATTTGAATTATGGGAAAAGCATGAAAGCTTACATTGGCTACCAAAAGAAGTTCCAATGCAAACTGACATATATCATTGGAATAATAAAATCACTCCAAGTCAAAAGAACTTTCTTATGCAAATTTTCAGAATGTTCACTCAAGGTGACATTTCTGTTGCAGGTGCATATGTAAAGAACTATTTACCTGTATTAAGTGGACATCCTGAAGTTAGAATGCTTCTACTTTCTATTGCCGCAAGAGAAGCTGTTCATATTGCTGCATACGCTCATTTGATGGAGACTTTAGGGTTACCTGATAAGATATTTAATGAATTTGTTGAATATGAAGCAATGGCAGCAAAGCAAAAATACTTCGATGAAATTGAAGGAAAAGATAAAACTCATATCATTCAACAGATGACTGCTGTATCGGCGTTTACTGAAGGTATGATGTTATTTTCTTCATTTGCTATGTTATTAAACTTTGCTCGTAAAGGGTTAATGCCTGGTATGGTAAAGATAGTAACATGGAGTATTTTAGATGAGGATCTTCATGTTCAAGCAATGACTAAATTATTCAGAACTTTCGTAAAAGAAAATCCTGAAGTTTGGAATGATGAATTGAAATCTCAGTTATATACCATTGCAGAAAAGATGGTAGAACTTGAAGATAAATTCATTGAATTGGCGTTTGAGCAAGGCGGTATGGATGGTTTGACCAAAGAAGAAATGTTTAAGTATATCAGGTATATTGCTGATAGGCGTCTTATTGGTTTGGGTTTGAAGGGTATTTTCAAAGTTAAGAAAAATCCTCTACCATGGGTCGATGAATTGACTGTATTGCAGAGTCATACAAACTTCTTTGAACAGCAAGAATCTTCATATTCTAAAGGTGCATTGACTGGAAGCTGGGATGATGTTTGGGGAAGTTTAAAGTAATACTTTCATATAGCTTTTAACTTTACCGTTCTCTAATATAAGGAACTTATCTGAAATCTTTTCATTAAGAAATTCGATAAGTTCCTTTGTTGGTTTCATCCATTCACCTCTAACTAATGTAAACTTAGAATGAATTTCTTTCTCTAATTCAAATCCACCAGAAAAGAATCCTAACAAATATAACTTCTTAACATTTCCAGTTTGAAGTTGTTTAAGTCTGTGCATAGGATGTCTACCAACACCTATTTTAATAAATTCGTTATCCGAAATTGCGTACACAAATGATTCGCTCATATAGTTTTTAATGCGTTTCGTAAAGTTGTAATCTCAGCTGGTATAACCCAATTTCTATAAACTTTACTACGAATATTCTCATTAAGCCATTTATCAGATTCTAATGCACCTACCATATATAGTGCTAATTCTTCAGCATATAGTAAATTTCCCTTTTTAGAAACAAAACAAAGAATTTCTCGTTTAAAATCATCTTTACCTGTATCTTCTATAAGAGCTTTTATTGTAGGGGATGAACTCCAATAATCTTTCCAGTCAGATTCTTTCCTGTATTTTTTCTTCACACCTTTAACTGTTTTAGTTGCAGCGGCAGTCAATAATTTCTTACCGATATATTTCTTATCAGTAGATATTTGTGTTATCAAATAAATAAAACCTATCGACTTCTTAGGTATATCTTCATCTGTTATTTCTTTTTTCTTATATTCCCACACAGCATTTGACATTTTGCTTGACATTTAATTGATTATTATGTATAATATTTATGTGCTTGAATTAAATGAAATAATAACATTAAAGGAGATACAAATGCAAGAATATAAAGTAGGTGATAAAGTTCGTATTATTGGATATAAAGAATCTGGAACGATGTTCGGTCATTATGATTTAAAATGCAATATTCATAACACCGTTCAAACTATAACTAAAGTTGTAACTAATACAGTTCATCCGTATGTTGAAGTAAGGCCGAATGGTATTATTTGTTCATTCTTACTATGCGATATTGAATTGGTACAACCTGCACATCCCACACAACCTCGCGCTCATGCTGAAATTATTAAAGCATGGGCTGATGGGGCTCAAATCGAATATAAAGATGATACAGGTGATTGGATGTCAATTGAACGTCCTAGTTGGCATCCTCATTTTGAATATCGAATTATGCCTTATGTAAAATATCATACGGTTGAAACAACAATACATCATTCTAACTGTAAACTAGCTTCGCTAAAATATAATTATGAAAATGGTGTATTAGTTAAGGTTGATATTCTGTGACAAAAGAGTTAATTGCTGATATTATAGCTATTGGCGGTGCAATGATAGGTTCATTCATAATTGCAATGAATCTTGGATTGAATATGTATGGATATATTGCATTCATATTTTCCGGTATTGCAACTCTTTATCATTATAGTATATCTGAAACTAGAAATTCTTTAAAATTTATAGTGTGGTTCTATTTGGTTATTGATATTATTGGTATTATTAGATATTGAAAGTGAGGTATTCATGATTCCTATTAAACTTTGTACAGAGTATGGTCGCACTCAATTTAAAATTCTTCATGATTCTTTGAATTTTTATAGAGAAAATCAAGGACATGAATCTGTTAAGAGATTCAGAGACCGGTGTAAAGCTGATTATAAAGATCAATGTAACTTTCTATCTGAATGGTTAGAAAATAAAGATAATCCTCATTATAAAATGCATGAAGATGATGTAGAAGGTTTCAGAATCTTTAATGAAATGTCAGATGTTTGTTCTTGTTTAAAATTTTTTGGAGGAGTGCTAAATTGAACTATCATAAGAATGGTGAAGTACCTCAAGCTGGTGAAGTATTCGTATTTGGAAGTAATTTAGCCGGAGTTCATGGTGCAGGTGCTGCATTAGAAGCAATGAAAAACTTCGGTGCAAAATGGAAATATCCTATAGGTCTTGTTGGGCAGAGTTATGCAATTCCTACTAAAGACCTTGATATTATTACTTTAGATATTGCTGTAGTAAAATCATTCATTGAAGATTTTGTTGTATTTACTAAACGCACTCCAAATGTACATTATTTTGTTACAGCTGTAGGTTGTGGTCTTGCTGGATTTAAAGATTCAGAAATTGCTCCTTTATTTAAAGGATGTAGTAATTTATGTAGTTTTCCTGATACATGGAAACCGTATTTAGAAGATTGACAATCAAATCAATATGTTATATAATGAATCATATTAATCAATTGAGAGGTATATTACATTATGGAAATGATACAAGAAAAAACTGAGCTTCAACTAAAATATGAAGAAAAGCGAAAGAGTGCTCTTGCATATTTAGGTGAACACTGGGTGTTACATAAAAATTATGTATTCAATCCAAAACATAGTACAAATATTTTTGTTAAAAAGGAGCGTAAAAATGAAAACTGATGCATTAAAGCTTGCATTGCAAGAAGGTCAAGTAGATGTTCTATTTGAAAAGGTTGACGGTACAAAACGTCTTATTACAGGTACATTGAATTTTGATATTATTCCTGTAAAAGATCATCCAAAAAGTGATAAAGTCAAACCAAAGGATAATTCTGTTATTTCGGTATTTGATACTGAAGCTGGTGCGTGGCGTAGTTTCCGAGTAGAAAACATTATTCATTGGATTGTATTCAATGAAGATATGATTAATTAATAAAAGGAGCATAGAATGACAACTGAAGTATCCCAAGTAATTATCCCGTCAAACCCAGTAGATCAAAAAATCATTCTTGACGCTCTTAAAGAAGCAGATGATTCAATGTATCGTATTGAATCTGAACGTGACCAAATTAAGGCAATTATTGATACGATGTATGAAAAGTTTCCTGATATTCCAAAGAAATATTTCCGTCGTATGATGAAAGTTTACCATAAGCAAAATTATCAGGTAGTTGAAGGTGAGCATGAAGATTTCACCACTTTGTATTCTGCAATCGTAGGAGAGTAATAATGGCAATAGCCGCAACTGAAAAAGGAAGAGCTATTTTAAAAGCTAAAGAAATATTTCCAGAATTTAATATTATGGATTATGATATTTCTTTGGCTAGAAATTTGAGTTATTATAACACTGAAATTGATGACTCTAAGAAAAAGAAAGAATGGGCTATTTCCTTTTGGAAATCTGAAGGAAAAGATACTAGTAAAATATCTAAGATAAGTGATGGATATTTTAATACAGTTGGGGCTGTTGCTCATATGATTAAATTCAGAAATATCGAATTGGATGATAGAGATACTTTATACATGACTAAAAAGTATAATGATTTCAAGTCTATGACATTGAAAGTCGAAGCAGAACCAGTAACAGATGAAGAAAAGGTTCAAGCAAAAGCTGCTAAAGCTGAAACTGAATTGACCACGCATATTACTGAATTTGAATTGGGAGTTGACTTGTTCTTTAAAAATAAAGACTTCAATTTCAAAAGTTATTTGCTGCGTAATAATGTTAAACCTGTTATAATGAAACAAATTGCAGCTCATTTCAAACCGATGTTAACTGAAGTTGAATTTGCTATTAGTAAAAAGGATGCACAAGTCACCGAAGCATATTCTTTTATGCAACCTAGGCAGTTAACAAAGTTTATGAATTATTTAAAGGGTATTTTTGAAGCATGTGAATCTGCTTCTGCTGTTGTTAAAGTAGCTAAAGCGCCAAAAGCTAAAAGAGCTAAACCTACATCTGAATTGGTTAAGAATGTGAAATATTTGGTTTCTGATGAAACTTCAAAGCTTACTTCAATCGCTCCGGCAAGAATTGTTAATGCATCTGAAGCATGGATTTATAATGCAAAGACTCGTAGATTATTTAGATATATTGCTTCAACTGGTAGTAAACTCACAATCAAAGGTACTAGTATTATTAATATTGATGATTCAAAATCTGGTGGTAAGATTATTCGTAAACCAGAATCTCAATTACCTGGTATTCAGAAGTTTTCTTCTAAAGTTATAAATACCTCATTCAATGAGATACGAAGTACAGAAAGTGTTGGTTCTGGACGATTGAGTGAAGATACATTAATCGTTGCAGTATTTTAATTGGAGGGGTTATGGCAACAGAAAAACAATTAGCTGCTCTTGAAAAAGTAAGAGAAATAAAGTGGCGAAAATTAGAAGAACAAAAGATTGCATGTGAGAAAAATGATATTGCTAATGGGTTGCCAATTGGTACATCATTAAAAGCTGTATTCAAAGAGCAAAGAGCAAAAAGTCCAGAAGGTCACCGACAAATATGGTTGCAAGGTTTATTAGTTAGTATGCAAATTATTGGTGCAAGAAACCCAGGAAATCTTGCACCTTGTATTGCAATGGCTGATGCAGTTCTTAATTCATATAAAAAGAGGTTCCCTAAATGACAATATTATTAGTCGATTTTAGTCAGATGGTTATATCATCTGTTAGTGTTAATTTGGAATCAGTTAACAATATTAACATAAAAGATTTAGTTAAACATGTTGCATTAAATCAAATTCTTGGTTTGCGTAATAAGTTTAAAAAATCCAAAGTTATTCTTTGTTGTGATTCTCGTTCATATTGGCGTAGCGCCATATACCCTCATTACAAGGGTCACAGAAAACATGCAAAAGATAAAAGTAATATTGATTTTGATTTAGTTTATGAAACATTAAATGAACTTAAAGCTGAATTGAAAGAATCATTTCCATATCATGTACTTGAAATTAATGGAGCTGAAGCAGATGATATTATTGGGGTGTTATCTCACTATCTTCAAGAAAACGAATTAATCATAAATGGATTAGTTGAAGAACCTGAAGAAATTGTCATATGTTCATCTGATAAAGACTTCAAACAGTTACAGAAATATAAAAATGTTAGACAGTGGAACAATGTTGAGAAGAAATTTATAGTATGCCCTGACCCCGCATTATATCTAATTGAACATACTTGCACAGGTGATACTGGAGATAATATTCCTAATATTTGTACTACAGAAGAATGGTCTAGATGTAGAGCTGAAAATATTAAAGTTCGTGCAGATTCATTTAAAGCTACCACAAGATTGTCTGTGTTTTTTGAAAAAGGTATTAATGGTTGTATTACTGAACTTGAAAGAAAGCATTATATTAGAAATGATGAACTAGTTAATTTTGACAAAATACCAAAACATGTGTATAATAGTATCATAAATGAATATACTTCAAGTAAGATTAATGGTAATCATGCTAAGATTTTTTCATATTTAACTAAACATCGAATGAAGTTATTAATCGAACATTATCAAAATTTTTAAAGGAAATAAAATGACACGACAAATTAAATTGATTCACGCCTTTGAGCAACTTTCTGCAATTGAAAATGAAACAGATATTACAAAAAAGACTGCATTGATTCGCCAATATGGTGCAGTATCTCCTTTGAGTTATATTCTATCTCTCAACTTTAAACATGATATTATCCTTGATCTTCCAGAAGGTATGCCTGCAATTGATTTAAAGGATATGGATATTCATACCCATCCTGATTTGCAAGGACTGTTGGGTGGTTCTATTGCTAGACTTAAACATTGTTTACTTTCAAGTGATTTGAGTGCAAAGAAGAAAGAAAGTATTCTTTATGAAGTGCTAATCAATTGTCCGATGAAAGATGCTGAAATTCTTTGCTCCGCTAAAGACCATGCACTTGAAGAATTGTATCCATCTATCACTTCAGAATTGGTAGCTTCGGTATTTCCTGCATATGTTAATATTCTTGATGTAAAACCGGATACGGCTAATGTGGTTGAAGAAGTTAAAATCGTTAAACCAAGGAAGCCTAAAA